GGTAACGAAGAGCAGCCCGCTTCGTCTAGTTTTCGAGGCTCCTCAGGGGGTGCCGCCACCGGTGCAATAACAGACTAGACCAAAAACCAATCGATCATGGAGGATCGCCGCGCCTGGGCGATTCTGGGCATCCGGTTTCTTGCCTTCGCGTTTTGGAAACTTTTTGGGGGTGCCACCACCGGTGCCTACACAGAGAGAAGTAGTCAAACATCTCGACTTGAAGAGCACGCGGTACGTTCGTGAACTCCGTGACCAGGGTTCGATCCCCGACCCGGCGCACGCCTCGCTTGATGAGATTCGAATCTCCTACATCCGACACATTCGTGAGGTCGCCGCCGGACGTCTCTCAAAGGACGGAACGGTGGACTTGGCTCACGAACGAGGCCTGCTGGCGCGCGTGCAACGCGAGCGAGAGGCGATGAAAAATGACGAGCTCCGCGGGGAGCTCCTACCGCGAGATGAGGTCGTTCGGGTTGTGATCTCCCATATCGTCGCGGCAAAGGTGAAGCTACGGGCGATTCCGAAGAAGGCGCGGACCCGAATCCGTGGTCTCACAATTCCGATGGCGCGGCAGCTCGCCAAGTTGATCGACGAGGTGCTGCATGACCTCGCCGGCGATGTCATCCCAAAGAAGCCCCGTCGAAAGCGCGCGTAGCGATTTCATTAAGGGCTGGTCCCCACCGCCCACTCTCGATCTGAGCGAGTGGATGGATAAGCACTTCGTGCTGTCCGCCGAATCGAGCACGGAACCCGGGGCCTGGACGACACTCCCGTTTCAGCGCGGGATTGCCGACGCGATGGTCGATCCTGAGGTGGAGACGATCACCCTTCAGAAGTCCTCACGCGTGGGCTTCACGAAGCTGCTCTGCGGCTATCTCGGCTACCGGATGCACCTCGATCCGTGCTCGATGCTGATCGTGCAGCCGGCGCAAGAGGACGCTGAGGGCTTTTCGAAAGACGAGATCGCACCGATGCTTCGGGACACCCCCGTGCTCTGGGGTCTCGTCGCACCGTCAAAGTCGCGTGACAGCGGCAACCGGATCCTGAAGAAGAATTACCCGGGCGGGACGCTCACGATCGTGGGCGCCCACAGCGGGCGCGGCTTCCGGAGGCTCACGGTCGAGGCGGTCATATTCGACGAGGTGGACGCGTATCCGCCCTCTGCGGGTGGCGAGGGTGATCAGATTGAGCTCGGGAAGAAGCGGGCTTACACGGCGGCCTTCCCGAAGTTCATCATCGGGAGTTCACCGAAACTCGCGGGAATCTCGCGGGTCTGTAACAGCTTTGAGGAATCGGATCAGCGCGATTTCATCGTCCCTTGTCCGCACTGCGACCACGGCCAGCGGCTCCGGTGGGGCGGGCGCGATTTTGATTACGGGATTAAGTGGAAGGGCGTACCACCGGAAGAAGCCTACTACCTCTGCGAGCACTGCCGAAAGCGAATCCAATACAGCCGTCAGCGCGCGATGGTCGATCAGGGCGTGTGGGAGGCGGCGAAACCCTTCACGGGTCATGCGGGCTTCCGGATCTGGGCGGCCTACTCGCCATTTCCGGCGGCTGCCTGGGGCGCACTCGCGGTCGAGTTCCTGAGGGTCAAGCATGACCCGGCACGGCTGCAGGTCTTCGTGAACACGACGCTAGGCGAGCCGTGGGAAGCTCCGTCACAGACGCTTCCGAAGTCAGAACTGATGGAGCGCCGCGAGCCGTACACGCTCCGCGCGAAGGGCCCGGACGGGGAGCCGAAATACTTCGTACCGAAAGGCGTTCTCGTGATGACGGGCGGCGTCGACGTCCACCAGGATCGGATCGAACTCCAGGTCGAAGGCTATGGCCTAGGCGAAGAATGTTGGAAGCTCGGGTACCAGATCATTGACGGCGACCCTACGGGTGACGCGGTCTGGGACGAGCTCTGGGAGTTGCTCTGTGAGCCGCGCCCCATGGAGAGGGGTGGAGAAGACTACATCCGCGCGACCTGCATTGACGCTGGCTTCCTGGCCCAGCGCGTCGTCGAGTTCTGCAGACCGCGCTGGCGCGTTCGAACACCGGACGGCCGGCGGGCATATGTGTTCGCGATCAAGGGTTCGGGTGGGACCGGAACCCTGTGGCCGCGAGAGCCGAAGCGGACGAAGCGCGGCCAGGCGCTGCTCTACACGATCAAGGTGGATGCTGCGAAAGACATCCTCGCGGGCCGGTTTCAGCGCGTCGTAGAACCTGGGCCCGCGTACACGCACTTCCCAGACACGGACGAATTCGGCGATCGCTACTTCGATCAGCTTGATTCCGAGAAGGCTGTTTTGGGGACCGACTCGCGTGGCTTCCCGACACGCTCCTGGGTGCCCAAGCGCGAAGGCATCCGAAACGAGGCATGGGACACGGCGGTCTACTGCTACGCGGCGCTCGCCGGACTCAAGAGCATGGGGCTCGATCTCGAGCGCGAGGCGAAGCGTGATGAAGCCTTCGAACCTTCGCCTTCCGAGGGCGGCCCGCCGGGAACCGGTTCGGTGGCCAAGCCACGCCGGCGGCGAGCGCGCCGGAAGTGGAAGCCGGCGCAGCTTTAGGGGGTCCGCGTGGCGCTCACACTCACTGAGTACGAGAGCCTACGCGACGAACTCATTCGGGCGCGGCTGAACCCACACGCGCGCATGAGCGATGGTGTGAAGCAGATCGTTTCGAAGAATGACGGCGACATCAATCGCGCGATCGCATGGGTGGATGCTGAGATCGCCGGCCTCAAGGGTGAGAAGCGAGTCCCGCGCAAGCGCCACTACGTGACCCGCACGGGCTGGTAGGGAGGGGCGATGGCGAAGCGACCACTCCTCTACGGAGCGAACGGGAAGCCACTGACCGCCACCGCCTGGGACGCATCGAGCCGGGAACGCAGAGCACGACAGTGGCTCCCGATGCGGTCGCATGTCAACGCGCTCCTCAGCGGCGACGTCGAGCTGATCCGCGCCCGCACCCGTGAGGAGGTGCGGCGCAACGCCTGGGCCGCAAAGTGTCAGACCGCCCGGGTTGCCAACCTGGTGGGGACAGGGATTCGTCCTGTTCTTGAGCTGGAGGATCGAGAGCTCGAACGGTCTTTCATGGAGCCGTGGTCCGACTGGGTCAACGAAGCTGACGCTGACGGGACCTCGCCGTTTTACGGGCTACAGGCGCTCGCTTCGACGGCGTTCCTGGAAGGCGGCGACTGTTTTGTGCGGATTCGGCCGCGGCGTGCCGCCGACGGGCTGACTGTTCCGCTTCAGATTCAGCTCCTCGAGGCGGAAATCTGTGATCCGCTGAAGAACGAGTCTTTGCCGGATGGGACGATCAAGGCGGGGATCGACTTCGACCTGCTGGGTAGGCGGCGTTTCTATTGGATGTTCCGTTCGCACCCGGATGAAATCGTCCGTCCATTCTCCGACACCTTACAGGCGGTGCCGGTGCCGGCGAGCGAGGTGTTGCACCTCTTTCACGTCACGCGGCCCGGACAGGTTCGCGGTGTGCCTGGCCTCGCATCCGTGCTGGCGACGCTGCACGAGATCCATAAAGCGGACGATGCCTTCCTGGCGCGGATGATCATCCAGAATCTCTACGCGACGTTCGAAGAAGTCCCGACCGACGACTCGTTTAGCGTGTTGGACAATGAGGGAGATGCGATCGGCGACGACGACGTGCCCGAGGTCACCGCTGAGGCGGGGAGCCACGTGCTCCTCCCGCCCGGTCACAAGGTGCACTTCGGATCGCCGCCCACGGGAGCGATCGATCACTCGGCTTTCCTCCGGGACAAGCTCCGCGCCGTCGCGGCGGGCTCCGGGTGTCTGTACGAGCAAGTCAGCGGGGATCTCTCGCAGGTCAACTTCAGCTCCTTGCGCGCGGGCCTGATCGAGCTTCGCAGGGAGCTCGAGCAGATCCAGGTCAATGTGCTGATCTTCCAGCTCTGTCGGCCGATCTGGAGGCGCTTTATCGAGGCGCTGATCCTCTCGGGCCGAGTGGAGATGCCTGAGCCTGCGCAGCTGCGGAGAATCCTGCGTCCGCACTGGCAGCCGCCGGGTTGGGAGTACGTCCAGCCCGAGCAGGAAGTCAAGGCGGCGGTGCGGAAGATTCGAGCGGGTCTCTCGTCGCGGAAGCGCGAGGCGGCCCGCCTCGGCATCGACGTCGAGCAGCTTGATCGCGAGATCGCCGCAGACAACCGGAGGGCCCAGGAGCTCGGGCTCGTCTTTGACAGCGATCCGGGCACCGATGCAGATGGGTCTGCGCGTGCAGCCGCCGTTGGCGATTCGGGTGGAAGTGGCGAGGGGGGCGGTGACAGCGCTACCGGAGCGCCCGAGTCCGACGAGGAGGCCGCCTGAGTGGATGCAACGCAGCGTAGCGAGCTTCTCAGCCGAGCTTCGTCGCTACTCGACCTTCGCCCGGAAGAGATGGGCTTCGATGGTCGCTGGCTAGAAGCCGCGCGCGAGGCCGCGATCCAGGGCGACGTGACCCGGCTCCAAGCACTCAATTTTGGCTGGGGGAGCGCCGTTCGCGAGGCCGAGATCGAGGACGGGATCGGACGTATCCAGATCTACGGCCCGTTGCTTCAGGGCCGCTGGAGCGACTACACGGATATCCGCGAGGCCTTCGACTCCTTTATGGATGACGCTGGCGCCCGCGCCGTCGTGTTGGACATCGACAGCCCCGGCGGCCAGGTGCACGGCGCCCTATCGGAGTTGGCAGCGGCGATCCGCGCGCGCCGCGGCGAGAAACTGGTTGTCGCCGTGGCAAATGAGCAGGCCACGAGTGCTGCGTATTGGATTGCCGCGCAGGCTGGCGAGGTCGTGGCGAGTTCGCTCTCTGCGGTGTTGGGCAGCATCGGCGTCATGGCCACCCATTGGGACTACTCGGAGCTGCTACGGCAGGACGGCGTCTCGGTGACCGAGGTCGTCAGTGGACGCCTCAAGAACGTTTTGAGCCGCTACAAGCCGCTCTCTCGAGAAGGCCGCCAGCTTCTAGCCGACCTCGTCGAGGGTGCGTTCCGCGACTTTATCGACCACGTGACCGCGGGACGCGGCCTCAGCGAGAAGGCGATCCGGGATCTCGAGGGCGGGATCTTGATCGGCCAAGCGGCCGTCGATGCCGACCTGGCTGACCGAATCGAGAGTCTGGACGACGTGCGTGCAGGTCTCATCGAAGATGCAACGCGGAGTGCCTCTGGGGCCTC